ACAAGATATGGCAGTTAATACTCTAGGACAATATAGTGGAACTCACAAGGCATGGGATCACGTTGGCAACGTTACTCCTGATTTCGTGGTTTCAGAAGGTGTCAATCCCCCGGGCCAGTGGAGACCGGCAGCGTGGCTCCCTACCCTATTTTGGGATAAATATTACGAAATGTGGAAGACTATCATGGCCGGTAAGGTCGTAGCCTTCGATAACCATGGTCGAGTTATTCCTGCTCAATATGGTCTTGGTGCCGCAACTATCACCTATACTGCCGCTGATGTAACTGCTGGCGTAATCGATGTCCGAACTGGCGTTACTCTTCTAACGGCCAATATTGGTAACTTCAACGTTGCTGCGGTAACTTCTTTCATGGGCGGTGCTGATGCTATGGCCGTTAGCGCTCCCATTGGCCTGTCGTTCTTCGACTGCTTCCAGGACTTCGGCGATGCTTCTGCAGATGACGATGGCAACAATCCAGTTTTCTATGCACAACATAATTTCCGGATGCAACATCGGATTACCTTTGTATGTGATGCTTATGTAGAAGCTCCACTAATCCCTGGTAATGCGACAGCTACCAACCTTGGTCAGCTAACTCTTGCCGCTGGAACAACTATCCTTGATAGTACAGCCCTTGGCAGCCTACCAGTAGCCAAGAATACTGTTCGAACTCCGACTGCGTTTACAAACGGCACAGGCACAGACGCAGCGACTCGCTTTGTCAATCAGGTAAGCGCGAGAACAGACATTGCAGTAGCTGGCGACTGGTTCGTGAACCTTGAAACTGGTATTGTAAGCTGCTTTGGCACTGTGACTATCGCAGCCAACGTATATCAAATTGCTTATTATCATTATAATGCGGCTCCTGGCACATTCTCTCAATTCCTATGTGCTTATGGCGACCTGAATCCTGGCGACTTCGTTCAGTGTGGCACACAATCAAACTTCGTAGTAGATGCTGCTCCTGATGTAACTGACACAATGGGTCAGGTTCTCGAAAAGATTCTACACCCACAAGATCTGCTTGATCGAGTAATGTCAGCATATACCCCAGCGCTAAATACCAGCGCAACTGGTCTGCTTCCTGGATATACCGGCCAGGCCGATCAGACACCAGGCACAGCAACTGGTGGTGTTCCTCTCAATATTCACTATGCGGGCGCATCTGATACTGTCGTCCGAGTTAACCTATTCGCAAGATAAAGAGAGAGAGTAATTTTTTGACTTCTGAAAATATGAAAAACTCTTAAGGAGGAAAGAAGATATGGAAATCGTTGAAGAGACCAAAGATACTCAAGTAAATGCCGAGGCTCTAGAGCAAGAAAATCTATTTAGGGATTATCATCACCTATTCGAGCATGGGCATGCAAAGGGAGATCCTCGCCATGAGCGTCTTCACCTGAAGGATGCGATTGCTACTCCGAATAACACCCCTATGCTCCGGCGTGTTATCGACACTATTGTTCGAGATTCTGTAGAGCCTGTGCTGATTATCTCCAAGCTCTTCCAGACTCTTCGCTACGAACATGGTGCTGATATTATCCAGTTTCCGACACTGGGCGCTCTTGTAGCAGAGGATCTTGGTGAAGGCCAGGAATACCCAGAGCGGAGCCCAAGTTGGGGCGGATCAACCATGACGGCTAGCATCGGCAAAGTCGGTCTTGCTATCAAGGTTACTGATGAAATGATTCGCTATAGCCAATTCGACATTATCGGCATGATGTTGAAGAAAGCTGGCCAGGCGCTAGGGCGCAAGAAAGAATCAAAGTGTTGGCCTCCATGGGCGTTCGTTGCTTTGACAACGGGACTCCTACCAACTCAATCTTCGGTGTCTGTACAGGCCGAGACCTCCAGGGCAACCCCAATGGTTCTCTGACTCTCGACAACCTGATGGATACCTGGGTTCAGGTAATTATGCAGGGATTCAACCCTGATACTATTATCATGCATCCTCTGACCTTTGCCATGTTCCTGAAGGATCCATATCTACGCGCCTTTGCTCTAGCAGCTGGTGGTGGAGTATTCTTCGGTGGCTGGACAGGTCGAGCACAGAATGACAATCCATTCGGTGGCCATGCTGGTGGCGTAGCTGGTCCTGGTGCAGGAACTTACGTAATGCCAGGTGCTAATGCCGCTTCAGCTGCTGTAACTGCTGTAGAAGGCTATAACCAGAATCTGACTTCTGCCCCAACTCTACCAGAGCGCTGGCCCTTCCCAGTGAAGCTAGTTGTTTCGCCTCTAGTCCGATTTGATCCTCGGCGTAAGCTTGCCGATATGATCGTCTGTGACTCCTCGGTAATCGGCGCAATCGTTCAAGACGAAGATCCCAGCACTGAAGAGTTTGACGATCCGGCCCGCGACATGCGTAAGATCAAGGTTCGTGAGCGCTATGCTCTTGTAGTCCTCGAAGAGGGCCAAGGTATTGCTGTAATGCGAGACATCCACGTAGTACCAAACGAAGTAGTCCTCCCAGCCCAAGTCTCTCTAGATGTCAGCGGTAATATGCTCGGGGTAATCAGCCCAACTGCTTCAGTCCTCTAGTCTGACCCTATTTCCCGCCACCAAAAAGGGGGCGGCTCTCATCCGGGAGTCGCCCTCTTCTTTCCTCTTGAAGAAAGATTAAAACGTGATAGAATTTTGTTGAGGTATATCTGTTAACTGACTAACAAGGAGAAATCGTGGAAATCACTTTAAATGACGAAAAAACATCTATCTGGGGCCTGACAGAATCTGATATCTTTCTGACCTATACTAATCCAGGACCCATAGAACTTAATTGGGATATTCTTACTCTTTCTCAACAGGTAGCCCTGAAGTCTGCTATTCTACAGGAACAAGTTTTCTGTAATAGTAAAATTCCAGAAATAGAAGAAAATACACAAATTGAAGAAAAGGCGGCTGGTGCAGAAGTGGCCGCTTCTCCCTTTTGTTCAGGAAGACAACCTACCGACTCACCTAACACTAAGACAGTGGCTCCAGATATTGCTTCCTTTGAGCAACAAAAGGAAATAGCTAATAAACAGCTTGAAAAAGATGCTAAGGGACTTCTCCGAAAACATGCGGGGACTATCAAAACTTCTCTGGAAAAGGCTACAGTAGAGCATATGGGCCTTCTTGTTGCAATGAAACGCATTGAGCAAAAGAAAAAACGTTCTCGTCCAAAGATTATCAAACTCATTAATGATACTCTCACTAGAGTTCAAAATGAAGCAGCCCAAGCAATTGCTGAAAATATATCGAAGAATGCAATGCCACAAAGGGGATATGTAGATCCTCTCAAGACCCCAAAGGGAATTGAACTTACAGAAGATATAGAGACAGAAGATACTGTGACTTTCAATCCGAGTACGGGGAAAATCACAAAAAATCAGGAGGCGATAGTAAACTAAGTGGCCGATGCTGCAATTTCCACTCTTATAGACGCTGTCTATCCTGGCGATGAAGCTACGGGCATTCCCTTGCTTGCTCCCATCTGGATCGTCTTTTCTACCGAAATGGATGAAGATTCCATTGAAAACAATTTTTTTATTTATGGCCCTAATACTGATACTATCTCAGGTCCTGGGGCTCTATTGTGGGACAGGGCTCCTTCTTTTGTACAAGACAAAGAGGACTATTTTACCTCTACTGAAAAGGGTGGATTAGTAGGTGGAGAAATCACTTTTGAAAGGGTGTCCTTGGGAGACATCTCTGTCCCATATGCTGGTTATGACTATTCTGGCGCTGGTAATCTTTATCGAACAAAAGTAATCTTTACTCCCACTAGACCATTCGTCGCAACTACTCTCTATTCTCCCTATCTAGTAGGTCAAGATAGTGGTGGCAATAATGGGATTCGCAAGAGAAGCGTTTTTGATCCCCAGAGGGTAGCTGGAGCAGGAACAGCAGATATCAATATCGTTGGTTCTTATACTGGATCTATGAGTTCAGAGACCTTTTATGTTGAGATAGCAGCTGCTGGCGATGTTGGAACTGCTACATATCGATGGTGGGTTGCTAGTTCTCCTCTAGTTGTTCATGGTCCAAATAAAACAAGAATCGCCGAATGGAACATGGCTGATGGCGTCAAGGTTTCTTTTGAATCAACAGGAACCTATTCCGCTGGAGATAAATTTAGTTGTGTTGTTGGTATGCCTGATGAAGCGACTGGCCAAACAGATTGGGAATTTACCTCGGGCTCGGGCAGTATTCAGTCAATTCCGACAGCAGCAAGTACTTCTGTAATTGGACTACCAAGTTCAGTAGTCGCGTCAGGTGAAGTAGCTTTCATGGTAGACGAAACAAGCCCAGCTAATAGAGACTTTAATTTGGATCTTGCAGCTATAAATCCAATAACAGTGACATTTAGCAAAATTTTAAATGCTGCCTCTGTGACTCTTGATCGGATAAAAGTCTCCGCGGAGGCCGTTGTCGATGACGAATCAGTAAGCACTCCCGACAGGGCCAAAAATTTACCAAAACGTATTTCTGTATCAGACAAAACACTGACGATTTTAGTGTAAAGGAGAAATAAAATGGACTGGCAAAAATCGCTACAGAGCCACCTCTATGGCTATAATGTTGCGGCGGATAGTGGAATTTCGCACTTAGACATGTCGAGCCCCTGGCAACCAATTGCTACAATCCAAGACCCATTAAATTCAGGCCAGTTCCTCCTACGAACCGATGTCGAAATGGTAATGGATTCTGGTGTCGATGCTAATATTGCTCGCGTAGCAGGTTTTTTGACTGATAGTGATGATGGTGTTGTCGGCGGTGGAACCCTTAGAGTCACAGAAGCTTCTGATGGCTCCCTG